ACATATGACATCATTATGTAACCATAAGAAGAAATGTACATATAAGACACATGAAGAAAGATTAGCAGAATCACTGAAACAGCAATTGGATGAACAAAATGAAGAGCAACGACGACGCGATGAAGAACATAAACAGCAAATTGAAATATTAACAGATAAGATTTCTGGAATGTCATTGGTAACTAACCACATTACAAACAATGTACAACATGTGAATAACAATGTAAATGTCATTGAAAATCTGAATCATTTCTTAAATACACAATGCAAGGACGCAATGGATTTAAGCACATTTCTAAGATCAATCAAGGTTGTCAAGGAAGATGTTGATTATTTTTCAAAGCACGGATATATGAAAGGGATGGAAATGATGTTTCAGAAGTATTTGTATTGTTTGAAAGTGGAAGAGCGACCTATTCATTGCACCGATAAAAAACGTAAAGTAATTTACTACAAAGATGGAGATTGTTGGAAGAAAGATACGGAAAAGCTACAATTGAAACATATAATAAACAACATAGAATTCAAAAATGTAATGTATATTGAGAACATACATAGTAAGCGGAGACCAGAAGAATTAGAACACTTTGAATCTAAGGAATATCAGTGGTATTTGAAATCAATAGAAGCAACAACAGGAGGCACACACGGAACAGCAAATATAAATCATGCTCGTGCGTTGAATAGGATAATAGAAGAAATATATGTAAAAGTAGTACAACATGATTTATTGAAATCATCATAAACATCATACATTCCTATAGGTTTCACGTATAACTTCAACGCCTATTTCAGGTTCTGTAAATAATTCATCAACTAATGCCATTTCTTCAATGAATTCGCGTCTTTCTTCTACAGCGCGATTTCTTCTGTTTAGTATAAAATATTCTATGTAATCGGACTCTAATTGACGCATCATTTCTTCTTGTACTTGATTATCTTGTACAAGATTTTCTCTTTCCTGTTGTTGTAGGCGGTTGTGAATGTCATTTCCATTGTAAATGAAACTTCGTTGTACTGTACCATTGTTGTTACCATCATTTACCGTCTGTAAATCAATTCTCAGGTTTCCGTCAGACGTTCCATACGTAACATTGTTAGTACCAATATATTGAATAATATTATCGTTATGAATAGTATTATTTGTGGTTATTTTTCTCTCTTTCAAAACATTTCTACACATTGGACACATAATATTATCATCTCGGCGACTATGTACGTGTTCCAGCATGCAAGATAAACAGTATGAATGTCCGCACTTTGTAGTACAGCAATTCGTTTTTTCAATGGTTTCATAACAAATGGAGCAACTATTATTTGTTGTTGAATCATATACCACATTTTGTTTCCTATTTTCCTGCCACTTCCGTGTTAATTGAAGTATAATTTGAACTCGTGGCAAGGTTGTTTTCATTTTGTAATGTGCTGATAATCGTCTAAGAAGTTTATCTTTCAGTAATGAATATTCCGGTATTGTTTTACTGTTAGTGATGAAATCAACAATATCCTGGTCTTCCTTACACGTTGTAATATTATGACAAGTGCTTTCGCAATAAGAACATTTCAACATTTGTATAACTATTAATACTTTTTGTAATACCATTATCAGAACAAGTATGTACAATCAATTTTTGTACATATAATACAATTCAAGAACAAATATATCGTTTGTAAGCATCATATCCGTCACATTCCCTTTGGTATTGTACAATTGAAATCGTCTTGTTTTTACTTGTAAGTGCGGAAATGCATTTTTGTGATAAAAATGTAGTACATTCAAATTTTTTTACTGTTTGAGTTAGATAAATTGTATTACATTTCTCAATAAACAAATCGTATATCTGAGAACCTCCAATAATCCATATGGTATCATAATATGTTTGCCGCAATTCATTGATAATATCTTCGTAACGTTGAAAAAAACACACTTGAGTATCTTTCTGATCTTTCTCTGGAACATATTGACTGCTCAGTACAAAGTTCATACGATTTAGTAAAGGTTTTTCACCTATGGAAACCCACGTATTTTTTCCCATAATGACCACATTGTTACCATTACCAATAGTCAATTCTTTGAACAGTTTCAAATCATTTTTTAATTTCCAATTAGGTAATTGATTATTATGTATGCCAATACCATAACTTGCATCGCACGCCATTATTGCTTTCATATTGAAGTTTAATGATGGTGATAATGACGTCATACAGTCTAATTGTAATGATATAATATGTTACAATATAAAAAATATTTTATATGGTTATACAATAGTAGTAAATATGTCATCTCCTAAAGATACACCACTTACAATGGACAATGATGACGATGAAATGTTTGTGGTAAAGCGCAATAACGCAAAGGAAGTGGTATCATTCAACAAAATCCTAAATCGCATTAAAAAAATCGGACAAAACGCAAACATACAGAAGCTTAACTACACCAGTTTGGCGATGAAAGTAATTGACCAGTTATACGATAACATTACTACCCATCAAATTGATGAATTAATGGCAGAGCAATGTGCTTCAATGAGTTCTATTCGTCCAGATTACAATATACTGGCAAGTCATTTAATTATTTCAAATCATCAGAAAAATGTAAAGAGTAGTTTTGCTACCAATATGAACAAATTATATAATTACAAGGATAAACATGGAAAGCACTGTCCATTGGTAACAAAAGATTTCATTGATGTTGTGAATGGTAATAAAGAACTATGGGACAGTTTGATTGATTATCAGCGAGATTTTCTCATTGACTATTTTGGTTTCAAAACACTTGAACGTGCATATTTGATGCGCATTAATGGAACGATTGTTGAAAGAATACAACACATGTGGCTACGTGTCAGTATTGGCATTCATGGTAAACATATTGAGCATATTAAGGAGAGTTACAATTATATGTCGCAAAAATATTTCACACACGGTACTCCCACACTCTTCAACGCAGGAACGCCACACCCACAGTTGAGTTCGTGTTATTTGATTGCGATGGAAGACGATAGTATTTCCGGTATATACAATACACTCAAGGATTGTGCTCTTATATCAAAGTGGTCGGGAGGTATTGGTCTCCATATTCACAACATTCGCGCGTCTGGAAGCCAAATTCGCGGTACAAATGGGAAATCCAATGGTATTGTTCCAATGTTGCGTGTTTTCAATAATACTGCCAAATATGTAGATCAAGGTGGTGGTCGTCGTAATGGGAGTTTTGCGATTTATCTTGAACCGTGGCACGCGGATATTGAAATGTTTTTGCAGATGCGTAAGAATCACGGTGATGAAGAATTGAAAGCCCGTGATTTGTTTTATGCACTATGGATACCCGATTTATTTATGGAACGTGTAAAGACCAATGGATCTTGGACGCTAATGTGTCCGGACGAGTGCCCAGGATTATCCGATGTGTATGGGGATGCGTTTGTAGCACTATATGAGAAATATGAATGTGAAGGAAAGGGACGTGTTACTGTTGACGCCCGACAACTATGGTTTCAAATATTAGACTCTCAAATGGAAACAGGTACGCCTTATTTGCTATATAAGGACAGTGTAAATCGCAAATCAAATCAAAAGAATGTAGGTATAATTAAATCGTCTAATTTGTGCTCAGAGATTACTGAATATTCGGATGAAAATGAAACCGCAGTATGTAATCTTGCAAGTATCGGTCTTCCATCGTTTGTGGAAAGTGATGGTTCCGGAAATATAACCTTTAATTATGAGAAACTTCACACTGTATCTAAGGTGGTAACGAATAATTTGAATAAAATCATTGACGTTAATTTCTATCCTACAGATAAGACAAAACGCAGTAACAAGCGACATCGTCCAATTGGTATTGGTGTTCAGGGATTGGCGGATGTGTTTTTCAAAATGAATATGGCTTTTCATAGTGAAGAAGCAAAAGAATTGAATTTCAAGATTTTTGAAACTATTTACCACGGTGCGTTAGAACGTTCTTATGAAATTGCAAAGGAAAGATATGATTTTATTGCGGAAAACTACTACACAAAGAAGATTGTTGAGCGAAGTGCGTATTATGAAATATTTGAGGAAGAAGAACAAGATTTAATGTGGAATATGATGCGTGAAAGTTCGTCGCACGTAGGTGCGTATAGTTCGTTTGTCGGTTCCCCTGCATCACAAGGATTACTCCAATTTGATATGTGGGAGAATTTTGACCATTCGCGACTTTCATATGACTGGAATAGTTTGAAAGAAAACATTAAAAAATATGGCATTCGTAATTCGCTATTGATGGCTCCAATGCCAACAGCATCAACTTCCCAAATATTGGGTAATAATGAGTGCATAGAGCCGATTACCAGTAATATATATAATCGTCGTACAATTGCTGGCGAATTCATTGTAGCAAACAAATATATGATGAATGATTTGATTGAATTGGGACTGTGGAATGAAACACTTAAAAACAACATTATTGCTAATCATGGCAGCATTCAACATATTGAAACTATTCCTGAAGAAATACGAAATAAATACAAGACAGTATGGGAAATTCCAATGAAACACGTTATAGATATGGCTGCGGATAGAGGAGTTTTTGTGTGCCAGAGTCAGAGTTTGAACTTATGGTTAGAAGATCCTAATTACAATACACTTACATCCATGCATTTTTATAGTTGGTCAAAAGGTCTTAAAACAGGTATTTACTATTTGCGTCGTCGTGGCGCACACAAAGCACAACAATTTACGATTGAACCGGAAAAAAAATCAGCCATTGCGAATGCTGAAGATGAAGTATGTGAGATGTGCTCAGGCTAATATATACGTTTCCAATGCAACATTTTGTATTTGTATCACTAATTATTTAACTTGAGACAGCATTTTTGAAAATTTACGTTCATTTATTTGAATATTATGACGCATATTCAAATAACATCGTAAGCAAACCAACGTATCTATAAGGGAATTATGTAAATTATCGGGGGCGTCGGTTGAAAACAAGTGGGTGTAGAGTTCATTTAACTTTGGCCATTTAGTATATGTTTTACCACTGCCGTCTTTGCTTTCTACTTGTATATTGCACAACTTTATTCCGTGTTTCATTGTACAGTATGTTTCAATGGTGTATTTTTCCATATATTTAGCATTGAAAAGTGTGAATATACTTGGCATTGATTTAGTAATAATCTCGTAATTCCGTGTTAATTCCACCAGTATCATTTGTTTATCAAACCGTAGATTGTGTGCTATAATTTGGTCACACACAACAAAGTCATTGTAGAATGAACGTAATGCAGATAATATACTCATCCCTGTATTACATTTCTCGCGAGTAATTGAGGTTAATTCTGTGATTTGGGGACTGATTTCAACACGCTTGGGGACGTCAATGAATGTATCGAATGTTTTGACGCATTTCTGTTTTTCAATATCATATATGGTATAACTTAATTGTAATATATATGGAAATTTGTTGATTGTTTGTTTATTTTGTTTCACATCTTTAGGTAGAAGACCACTTGTCTCTACGTCAAAGACCATTACCACATTTGACTTTTTGGGGGGAAACATTATGATTTTGCATTTCAAAAATTTGTATCAAATCCAATCAATTTTTCTTGTATTATATATCTATACAGTATAATATAGACATTCTACATACATTCTACAACATATATAATGTCTGATAATCCAATGGAAATGGGGGTTAGTTTGGATCATATTAATATAAATTTTGAAAATAAAGAGCCAGATAATGACGATGAACGCACTAATTCTGAAGATACAAAACCTCAACAGCATGACAATAAAGAAAAAATGTGGTCTAATTTGCAAATTTTCGTGGATGGATTCAATACATTTGGAAATACAGTTAGAAATACAGTATTTAGAAATCATTCCACACAGCAAGATAATGAAAAAGAAACATGGTCCGATAATATGCGAACATTCATGGATGGATTATATGGACACCAATATCAGCAGGATGGCAACGTTGGATATTTGGAATATTTTTCAGAAGAATTAAAAGAGAATGACAAATATAACATTATTGGTATATTTGGAGGTTCGTGCTTGGTATATAATACAGAAACAATGATGATTGAATCACATAATTGTGTTGTAGAATTACCTCCTAAAAAAAATGTTGTAGTTAATGTTGAAGGAAACATCGGTATTCCTTCCAGAGACGAAGGAAATTTCTATACAACGAAAATAATAGAAAAATACAAACAAGATTAAAATTAAATCATAATTAGTATGACATACACAGTAATTATGTAATGATTTAGTTCAAATATAGGGGACGTTGTCCATGTTCAATGACAAGTGGCTCAGGGACCTGTACTTTCATCGTGTCACATATATTAAGTGAATTCAACGTCTTAATGCGAGGTTCAATAGGTGCCTTGTTTTCCACCAAATTGGTACTACCAATGCCGCGAAGGTGTGATTCAATATCAGCTGAATTGAATGATAAATTTTCAGATCCAACACGACCAGGAAGCAAGCCATTACCGGGTAAATGTGTTTGACTTGGAACACCGTAGTGTGTATATGTTAAATTATCAAATGTGCGACTATGTTGTAATTGTTCTAAAGTGTAATCTCCTCTTGTATTTTTATTTCGTGTAGATGCCATTATATACTAATGCTATATATTAGATTTTTACAATTGATTATTTAAATTCTGATAATGGATATTGTTTGAATTAAAGACAACATCACTATTAGTAAAGTCCTGCAGACATAGATGAAACAATTTGAAATAATCATAACTGTATAAAATGCTTAAGCCAATATTTTTGTCTGTGGAGAACATTTTTGCTGCTGCTTTTTCGTATAGTCCAATAAACAATGGTTCATTCTTGGTAATATGATAAATGTAATTCATGGAATCAAATACTGCGTTTGAATCGTAATTATTTTCGTCATTGGATATACTATCAATATCTTTACACTCGGTCTTCCGTTTCATATTAAACACTTTACGTAAACTTTCTCTAAATTCAAAATCGTTGGAATAGTGAATAGATGTATGAAATGCATAGGACATTATACTAAATATATAAAGCATTATTTATATATTTTTAACTCAATTCTAATAGCAAACCTGGATCTTACTTCATGCGAGGGTCATTTTCCATTTCGCGTGTATTAGCACCACCGCGAACCCATCCACTTAATGCCGCTTCTTGAACACCATAACTGGATTTTTCACAACGTTCTTTCATTTCTTTGTCTAAAGGATACAAACGAACGTCGTCAAATGTTTTTTCGGTAAGAGATAATTTAGCTTCACTGCGTTTTTCAAATACGTCTTCGCCTTTCATTATTTTGCTTTCTAACGCGGGGTCGCAGCTTCCACGACCCATAAAAGGAACGGTTAAAAAGGGGCGTTCGTGAAGTTGTAGTTTTTCGTGAGCACGTTCTTCTAAAGATTGGACAGTCAATAATGAATTGACGTCAATAACGCTGCTGTTTAACCCATTGCCGTGAGCATTTGCATTGAAATTAACAAAGGGTTGTTTTGTAGCAAAGTTAACGTGATTAGATGATAAGTTATCACTAAAATAATCAGCTAACATATGGTTCGCAGATTTAGTGTTTTGGATACTACGTTGACTTTCATCGCTGTTTTCGTTGCCTAATCTTCCCAAATTATTAAACATAAAACTATTTACAGATGCCATTTATATTATACCAGTAGAATAGTTTTGCGATTAAAATAATAAATAAATGAATTAATTATTTTAATAATTTGTATGACGTGAAAGATTGCGAGCACATGCGAATTGATTACCTTCTTTGCATGACACCATGGAACCGTAGCAGAAATCGGCAAACGCGGCTTGGTCATTTGGAATGGTGGTGGATGGATTGCTGGAAAAGGGACGTAGTGATTGTTCAAACGACAATTCTTCGCCTAAACCTTTAAACAATTTATTTGCAATATCTGGATGATCGGGATTAGCTTCTTGAACAGCTTTTTTCGCTGCTTCAGTGATTTTTTCTTGGACATTTACATTGTATGACGGAGGAGCGGGTCGTTTATCAACATTGTCATTATAATCGCTAACCAATACATTACCGAATGGGTTTTCAGATGTAGGGTCAGAAAATACTTGATCAGTCATATCAACGTCATCATTCTCTTCTAAATAATCTTTTACGGGTTCTGTAAATTTTTCAACCGTTTTATCATGATAATGATACATCAAATAAATGATACCCATTGTAATTACTAAAACAAACAATAATTGCTTGCTCGGTGAAAGCAAAAATATGATAATAGATAAAAGCAACACACTTCGTGTAACCGCATTTAGCATTTGATTGTATGTCATTTCTTCATTGGGGTAAATTTCATAAATATATTTTGAATGAAAAATAATGTTGGGATCATTATACCAGAATGGTATAAGTTTTTCATCTTCTTGTTCTTGTTTTGGTTCTTCATATTGTTGGACATCTTTCATTTCACATTTATTACAATCTGACATTGTGTGTATTTTATATATATAATATACACAATGAAATTTTTTAACACTCTACGTAATTATCTTCTTCTTGCATTGTTCATCCATATCAAATGATTCGCATTTGGTTTCTTGAGGGACAATTTTTAATACACATTTGGATTTCTTACCATATATGGGTTTGATGCATCCATTTTCATTTATTTCAATGTCATTATTGCACCGTGCTCTAAAATGTTCGTAACGTTCTCTAACATCTTCATAGGATAGTCCTGATTTCTTTCCCAACATTTTATTTACAAGTTCGTGTAATTCGTAAATATAACGTGAAAAGGTGTCTCGGTTCTTTAAATGTTCGTGTTTAATGGGCATCATTTTGAAATTATGTTCTAAATTTTCTCTACATTTTCTGCATGGTAATGTATGTTGTAAACTTAGTAAAAAATTTTTGTATTCCTGTTTTTGTTGCTTTGTAGGTTGTATAGGATAATTGAAACTCATTGAGTGTAAATAGTGCCACATTGCAGGTCCCCATATACTGGTCAATATACCATCATTACTATTGTAGTCTTCTTTTTTAAATACTGTTTTTCTATTCTTTTTTGTTTTATTATTTGTCATTATGTATATGTATATATCTTATCTTGACAGATTAAATTTCCAGTAAAAAAGTATTTGAACGTAATGTTAAAGTGTTAAAGTTATAAGTTATTTCTATTGCTCTACTACATAACTGATCCCTATTGTTGGATTAGTGTGCTTGTGCGTTGCGTTTATTTTTGATACGTTGAGAGAACCTACGTGGCGGTTCAGTTGTTTTGGTCTTCTTTGTCTTTGACACACCACTGTTTGACAACATCTTGGGATTGCGACAGTATTCTTCTTGTGCCTTCTTGGCGAAATCAATCAGAATGTGTGATGCTTCCTCGGTCTGCGACTGTTCCAAAAGAACACGTAGTTCCCAGTTGTAAGCGGTATTTAGTTCTTTTACTTCGTGTTCCCACTGGTCTATATTGCCATTCTGGAAATAATTGTTTTTTACTTGATAGTTATTCATCTTATCCATATTTCGTTTCTTCTCCATCAGCACATCTTCAGCAATAATACGATATTTAGATGACAATTTCCCAATATCAACGGGTTTTCCCTTGTCTAATTTCTGTGTAGTGTATCCTTTGATGACGTGAAGTTCTTTATCATATGTTTGTGTATGTTTGTTGTATCCAAATACTTTGAAAAGAGTAGGTTGTTCCATAGTAGTTATAAGTAGCTTACTGGTGGTGGTATGGTTTATATCATCTTGTAGCTATTGAAATTCTTCAATCAATTTTTATTCTATACAACATGTATATGAATACACAATGTTATAATACACAACATATACATTTTAAAGAATGCTTATTTGAAAATGTAGATGCTACATATGTACTCATAATGGAAAATAGTAAATATGAAGACATTGTTAAAAAGCAATTACAGCATTATAAACCAACATATAATGTACATATCCAATACAATGAGGGGTTTAAGAAATGTGATAAATATTATAATAACAATAAGAAAATAAGTAAAACATATCAAGATTTGACGCATGCATATATTACAGCATTTAATGACGCAAAGAAAAATGGATATAAACACATATTGATACTTGAGGAAGATTTCATATTTTCCAATGAAATAAGAAAACAGCGTCACATAGATAATATCAATGCTTTTCTACCAAAAATGAGAAAGAACAAGTACATATTATCGCTGGGATGTGCTCCGGTTATTACAATAAAACATTCACAATGTATTCGTAAATGTTTTTTAAGTTTGGGAACACACGCAATGATATATCCAGACACATTGTACAATGATATTATAAACGACAGCAACGCTATTGATGACATTGACATCTATTTCAATACGAAAAAGAAGTATATGTATTATAAACCATTAGCATATCAAGTGTATAATGAAACAGAAAATCGTGCTAATTGGGGCGAACAATTTGGATATCTTGCGAAATTAATATCTGCATTTGTAACTACTGTTGTGCTTTCTTTTCTGAATATGGATAAGAAGGAAGAACCGGGAACCTCTATATTATATAAAACAAATGTGTATATCTATGATTTTCTGTTACCAATACTATTTGCTCTCTTGATACTTCATATCATAAACAGAATGTATTCATAATAGAATGAAATTATTAGAAAATAGTCCAAATATGGGATTTAGTGAAACATCATTAGTTCAATATAT